GAGGGAAGTGCATTATCTACTGCTGCTACAACATTAAATTTTGTAGGTGCTGGTGTTACTGCTTCTGGAACTGGTGCAACTAAAACAATCACTATCTCTGGTGGTGGAGGTTCAGGTAGTGGAGGAACAGTTTCTTCAGGAACATTTACCGCAAGTCAAGGTTCTCCATCTACATTAGATACTTACGCTTATGATTCAGCAGAACTTGTGTTTGAATACACTGTATTTGTCAAACAAACGAGCTCTTCAAAATATCAAACTCAAAAACTATTAGTGATGAGAGACGGAACAACAGTAACTTCAACTCAATATGGAATCATGTACAGCAGTGATTTGCTAGTTCAACTAGATGCTACAATAAGTGGTAGTAATCTTTTACTACGAGCTACACCAGAGACAGGTATAAATGGATCAACTACCTATAGAATTAAACGAGAGGTAACTTAATGATTACTACTTCTACAGATTCAAATGGCAGAATTATTGTGTCTGATGATGCTGTTACCAATGACACCCCTCAAGAATTTACAGTATGCGTTAAAAATGAATCAGATTGGACTGAGATTCATAATTATATTATCAACGAGAATGAAATAGATAATATTCCAAATCGAAAGATAAGTTGTACGAGTGACATGAATTTCTCTCCAAAGAGATCTGTATATTCAATGTCTGTAAATGAAGCAAATATATTAAGGAACCATTCCAAAGTTGAGTGGGTAGAACAATCATCAATGTATAATCCTGTTGTATTAGAGCAGAGAAAATATGATGAAGAATTTGATAGACATACCAATATTGATCGATTCAAAATAAATTGTCGAAATATGAGACCTGATAGGCTTTTTGGAACTAATCCTGGTTCGACTTTAGATTTCACTCAATGGGGTGTATATCGTCATCAATCTACCACAAACAATTTTGGAACTAGTACCATAGTAAATGCCGATTCTCAATACTCATTGACAGGAAAAAATGTTGATATTGTAATCATGGATACTGGTGTTCGTTGGGATCATCCAGAGTTTTTAAAATCAGGTGTATCTTCATTTAGCACAAAAGCAGACACAAGAGTTCGAGATATTTTAATACATGGTGCAGAAGAATATGGTATTAACTGGACAGCACAAGGACTTACCGCACCAGGTAGTGGTTCACTATCAAATTATACTGTTGCAAATGTACTAGAATCAAGCACTTTTGGTGGTTCTTGGCATGGAAGTCATGTTGCTGGAACTGCTGCTGGAAATCAGTTTAGTGTTGCTTTTGAAGCAAACATATGGACAATTGCATGTGTTGATCGTTCTGATGTTGGATGGTCAGAACCGAGTGATGGATTTGATTATATTAAAGTTTGGCATAAAAATAAACCGATCAATCCTGAAACTGGACTCAGAAATCCTACAGTTGTAAATTGTAGTTGGGGTCATAGACAGTTCTTCAGACATGATCTTTCCTACAATGTTACATTTAGAGGATCTTCATATACTAATACTCAAGTTGATGCTGACCCAACTAATGTTCCTGCTGTTTATTACTTAAAAGCAAATGGTCTTTATTATAGAGAATTTACAACTAAAAGAACAACGGGGCAAACTGAAGCAGATGAGTTAGTAAATGATTCTGATTGTCAAAATGTGGTTTTAGTTTGTGCGATGGGAAATTCTGAAGGAAAAAACGAAGTAAAAAATGGCATAGATTATGATAATGAATTTACTTCAGGAACTTTCTATTATGGTTCATTGCCTAATGGATATGATCCATATTATACTCGTTCAGGTACACCAGCAATTACGAGAGAGGGAGAGGAGGATGCTGCGATTAAAGTTGGATCCCTTGATAGTAATCGACAATCTGGTTCTCAAGAAAGAAATTCAGGTTTTAGTAATAAAGGACCAAATCTTGATATTTGGGCAGCAGGTACAATGGTTTTAAGTCCTTTAAATAGTGGATATTCTGATCCAAGAGATAATTCATATTACATTGAATATCTTAATGGAACAAGCATGGCAACACCAAATGTATCTGGTGTTATTGCACTGCATTTAGAGTCAACTCCAACTGCTACGAGAAAAAATGTAAGGGAATGGTTGTTGTCGGAAGGATCTAGAACATTATCTAGTAGTGATTATTATGACCCTTACACGAGTAATGGTGCGAACGATACTAATTATTGGGGTGATGAACAGAGTTTAAAATCTTCTCCTCGTAGAGTATTGTATAATCCTTATGCAAATAATACTATACCAAAGATAGAAGGTGTGGTATTATCGGGCGTATCAATCACACAAACATAAATATTTAAAAAAGATCAAAAATGGCAGATAATAGTTTTGGTATCAAGGAATTAAATCTAGTTGGTTCTGGTACACCTAAAATACAAAGTCCAAATAATATAAATTTAGAAGCTGTTACTGTTGCGATTAGTACTAATGCAACTGTAGGTGGTAATCTTAGTGTTAGTGGAACTTTAACTGGTGATGGATCTGGATTAACTGGTGTTGTTGGTTCTGGTTCTGGTATTGCTATCAAACATGATGGAGCAATCGTTGGAACTGCTGGAACAATTGACTTCTCGACAAACTTAGATGTATCTGCGATATCTGGTGCTGCTGTCACAATTACTGCTTCAAGTGGTGGTATTGGAACTGATGGAAGTGTTAACACTACAGGAATTATAACTGCTTCTCAATTCCATGCTACAGATAAAATAACTGTTGGATCAGGTGCCACGATTGAAGCAAATGGACAAGCAAATTTCGTTGGTTTTGTAACTTTTAAAAATGAAGTTGAAATTGATGGAATGATTATTAAGGATCCCACTAGTAATGGTTTGTATATAGGTCAAAATGCTGGTCAAGGTTTAGTTGGTGGACAACAAAATACTGGGGTGGGTTGGCATGCATTATATACAAATAAAAGTGGTAATTTCAATGTTGCGATGGGAACTCAAGCACTAGCTTCTTTAGGATCTGATGTAAGTAGTTCCACTAGCAATAACACTGCGATTGGTGCATATGCTGGATCAAGTTTAGATACCGCAGTTGGAAATACGCTGATAGGTAGATCAGCAGGTAATCTCCTAACAAATGCAAGTGACAACACAATAATCGGAGGATTTACTGGCAATTCGGGTGGTCTTGATATTAGAACTTCAACTGGTAATGTGGTTCTTTCTGACGGTAGTGGTAATATTAAACTTTATGTTAATTCTAGTGGTAATGTTGGTATAAACTCTGTTGCTCCTACATCTAAACTTGATGTGGGTGGAAGTATATCTGCTGCGGATAAGGTAATTGTTGGATCAGGTGCTACGATTGAAGCAAATGGACAAGCAAGTTTTACTGGAATTATAACTTCAAAATCGAGTATTCTAGTTGAAGGTGGTAGTACGATTGTAGATATCGGATCTGGAAATCAAGGATTTTATCTTTATAATGGTGCTTCAACTCACCTCGCAATAAATTGGAGTAATTCTGCAAGTAGAAATCAATTTAGAGGTGATGCTGGTGGTAGTCATCCATTATGGTTTGAAGACTTTTCTGATGTACAGGTGTTGGCACCCTTGACAGTCTCTGGTAGCAATGACTTTAAGGTTGGATCAGGTGTTACGATTCAATCAGGTGGTAGTGCTAACTTCGTTGGTATTATAACTGCTGGAAATGTTCGAACCACCTCTAGTATTACATCTGGATCAGATGTAGATATAATAAATGGAATAATTCGTCGAGATGCTAAATTATGGTTGATGGCTGGTGCAGGAAATCCTGAGTATTATGCAGGTACTCCATCTGGTTCTGCTGGTGACCACATATTTAAAACTTTTTTAGGTGGATTCAGTTACGAGAAATTCCGTATTGGTGCAGATGGTGATATTGGAATACTACAAGATTATGGTACATCAGGTCAAGTATTAACCAGTAATGGTGCTGGATCTGCAGCATCTTGGACAACAGTATCAGGTGGTATTGGAACTAATGGAAGTGTTAATACTACAGGAATTATAACTGCTGCTCAATTCTCTGGTGTTGGTAACGATATTGTAACTGCGAGATGGACTCTAGGTGCGAACGGAACTAGCGACTTTACATTTACTGGGCCTGGATTCCCAACTACACAAAATGATCCTGTAATTTATCTCGCAAGAGGTCAGACCTACGAGTTTGAAAATAATTCTGGTGGTAGTCATCCATTCCAAATTCAGGACAGCGAGGACAATCCATATACAACAGGTGTAACTTATCCTAATGGTGGTTCTAGTGCAACATCAGGAATAACTACTTTTGCAGTCCCTTTCACAGCATCAAATAGTTTACAATATAAATGCACTTCTCACAGTAGCATGGGAAATACAATAGTAATCTATCCAAATCTGAATGTTTAATTTCAAATTTTTATACATAACTCTGTATGGTTTGTTCCGAAGGGTATATATTTAATCATAAAAGGGATCAAAAATGGAGGAGTCTTACTTGTATCGAGGTAAGACTCTTTTTTGTGTGTTCATAGGTAGTCAGTTAACATAGTGGCACAGTCACTTAACTAAGAGAATATTTTGTGCTATGATTAGATTAGTATAAAAAACATCATGTCTACCCGCATTGAATCTGGAAGAAAAGCAAAACTAGATGGACACAAGAAAGAAGACGCATTATCAAAAAAATTAACAGAAATAAATGGTAGTCTTTACTATACAGATGGTGGTAATAAAACAAAAAGAGATATTATAAACGATGTTCTTAAAGAATATATCAGTCAGAAAAGTTGTTCTGGTAAAAATACACAGGTACATCTTACATCTACAGAAATATGGTGTAGATATTTTAATATAGATGAAGATCTAAGATTGTGGTTCAATCAGTTTTTTGGATTGCCTAGAAGTGGTAGAGAAGGAAGACTTACAAAATCTGAGATAGATGATGATCTAAATCAACTTGCACTAGATTGGTTTAACAATAATAAAATGGGTGTATTTGACGTAATTGTTCGTCATGGTGCATATAAAATTGATGGACAAATTAAGAAAGGTGATGCAATTAATCAAGTTGTATGGTATGATAAGAAAAAGGACAAGATAGAAAATCAAGTGAGTGTCGAGTATCTATCAAATCTCGTTGAGGGAGGTAAATGGATAATGAATGAAACTACTTTACATTTCATCGATGGTAATGGTAATAAGATGTTTCACTTACAAATGAAAGGATCTGGTGGATTATCTCAAAAAAATAGTATGCAATTTCACATTTATAAAGTATGTTGATTCAAAAGGATTGTATCGAGGGTATGAAAGAGTTAGATGATAACTCGATAGATTGTATTGTGACATCCCCACCTTATAACAAGAAAGGATTGCTTGGTAATGTTAAACTAGGTAATCAAATATGGGGTAAATTTAATATTGATTATGATACCTATGGGGATGATATGCCCGAAGAAGAGTATCAAGCATGGATGGTAGAAGTATTAAATCAATGTCATAGAATTATCAAACCAGATGGTAGTATATTCTTTAATCATAAACCCAGAAGATATAAGAATCGAAGTTACCTACCTACAGATTTCATACAACATAGTAACGCAAGTGTTTATCAACTTATAATATGGGATAGAAGAAACTCTCCTAACATTCGTAATGATGTATTGGTTCCTTGTACAGAACATATCTATTGGTTATGTAAAGATAAACCAAAAGTGTTTCGTGATGAAATACATCCTGATTACAAGACAGAAGTATGGGTTATACCACCCGAAAGGCAAAAGAAACACCCTGCACCATTTCCAGAACAGTTAGTTAGAAATTGTATTCAACTCACTACTCAAGAAAATGACATAGTTCTTGATCCATTTATGGGATCTGGTACAACTGCTGTTGTGTCAGAAAATCTGAATAGAAAATGGATAGGTTTTGAAGTAGATAAAACATACTACAATATAACTCAAGATAGAATTAATGTTGGAAAACTTCCAATTTAATAACTGTCACATAAGCTATGCAACGATTCATAATTATGCTATGATATGTACATATCAATGAGTTTCCCATGCAACTAAGACCTCACCAAGAGAAAGCAATACAATCAATGATCGACAACGACAAAGGTCAGGTAATTGTTCCCACAGGAGGTGGTAAAACAATGTGCATGATCGAAGATGCTAAGAGAAGATTTGCACAGGACAGTCTACCAAAAACTATTGTTGTAGTTGCTCCTCGTATTCTACTTGCCAATCAATTATCATCAGAGTTTCTTGAGTTTATTACTGATGTTGATGTGATTCATGTTCACAGTGGAGAGACACATCACAAGAGTACAACAAAGGCAGACCAGTTAGAGTATTGGGTCAACGATAGCACAGAGAACATACTTATATTCACCACATATCATTCACTACACAGAGTTGAGGAGACAGGTATTAATGTAGATACTATTTTCTTTGATGAAGCACACAACTCAGTACAGAAAAACTTTATTGAATCTGTAGAGTATTTCTCAATATATGCTGATCGTTCATTCTTCTTTACAGCAACACCAAAGCACAGTTTGACACCATTCAAGGTGGGTATGAATGATACTGACATCTTTGGTAATGTGATATGTCAAGTACCTGCACCCAAGTTGGTCAAGCAAGGTTACATACTACCACCAAAGGTTGAAGTTTACAAGACCAGAATACTTGAGAAAGATGAGTTAGTTGCAGACAGAGACAACGAGCAGATGATTGATGCCATAGATAACTTAGATAAAGACAAGGTATTGATATGTGCCAAGTCAACAAAACAGATTGTTGCACTTGTATCACAGACTGACTTTGTAAAACAGTTAGCAGTTCGTGGTTACTCTTACATGTTCATCACATCTAAGACAGGTGCGATGATTGACGGAGAGAAGGTGGACAGAGAGACATTCTTTGATACACTTAATGAGTGGGGTAGAAACGACAAGAAGTTTGTTGTACTGCACCACAGCATACTCTCAGAGGGTATCAATGTCAATGGTCTGGAAGCAGTATTGTTTATGAGGTCTATGGACTACATAGGTATTAGTCAGACTATTGGTCGTGTCATTCGTAAGGGCAATGCTGACAAAGTATTTGGACTTGTTTGCATCCCTGTCTATTCTAAAGTTGGTATCTCTACTGCAAGAAAGGTCGAGGCAGTTGTTGATACTATATTCAACAGAGGTGAAGCAGCAACTTCAATTATTACAAGATAACATGTTTGGAACTCCTATAAAATCCGAGAGAATTATTTTGGTCACAGGTGGATTTGATCCGATACATGGTGGTCATGTCCAGTTGTGCAAAGAAGCAAAATCAACAGACCCAGATAGTTTACTATGTGTTGGACTAAATTCTGATGAGTGGTTGATTCGGAAGAAAGGCAAGTATTTTATGAACTTTGAAGAAAGAAAAGAAGTCATAGAAGCTTTGAAATATGTTGATGTTGTTGTGCCTTTTAATGATGATGATGACACAGCAAGTGACGCAATAAGTTTGACACTAGAACTTTACCACAATGTAATCTTCTGCAATGGTGGAGATAGAGGAAATGGCACTACTCCAGAATATGAAAAATGGAAACATGATCCAAGAGTTACATTTTTGTGGGGAGTAGGTGGTGACAATAAACACAACAGCAGTTCATGGATCTTAGATAGATGGAGTCAAGGATGAAAACAGACATACTATTAAAGATATACAAAGTGGTTAAGGTTAAGAAACCTAAGTATCCACCAATTCGTAAACATTACAACGCACATTTATTTGGATGAGAGACACAATTTTATTTGGAGATTGTCGAGAGACACTCAAACAATTTGATGAACAGGCAAGGACTTGTATCACATCTCCACCATACTACGGATTGCGTGACTATGGTGGAGAAGAAAACCAAATCGGTCAGGAACAAACACCTGACGAATTTATTGACCAATTAATTACAGTATTCAAGGAGGTTCGCAATGTGCTTACAGATGATGGAACTTGTTGGGTTAATCTTGGGGATAGTTACTATAACTACAGACCTGGCAGAGGACAAGGATTACCAAAACAAAGTGTCTCAAATACTAAACAAGACCTACCAGATTTGTGTCCTCGTAGAGGAAATCGAATCGAAGGACTCAAAGAAAAAGACCTTATTGGAATCCCATGGCTCTTTGCCTTCGCAATGAGAGCAGACGGATGGTATCTGAGACAAGATATAATATGGCATAAACCAAATCCGATGCCAGAAAGTGTACGAGATAGATGTACGAAGTCGCACGAATATATATTTTTGTTTAGTAAGAATAAAAAATACTATTATGATAATGAAGCAATCAAAGAACCCGCAAAAGATTGGGGAACACGAGACAGAACAAAAGGAAAATACCATAACGAAGGAACAGGACTCCAACCCCATAGCGGACTTACAAAATCATATCCAACAAAGAATAAACGATCTGTCTGGTCAGTAACCAACAAACCATATCGTGAAGCACATTTTGCCACATATCCACCTGACTTAATTGAACCTTGCATCCTTGCAGGGAGTGAGAAAGGAGATATAATACTTGACCCATTTATGGGATCAGGAACTACAGCAGCAGTCGCAAAGTCACTTGGTCGAGATTACATAGGATGTGAATTACATGAGGACTATGGTAACTTAATTCAGAAGAGAGTGCAAGAATATCATCCAGTTCAAAAAGTGTCACAGGATACTACAATTAACATACTAGATATTATATAATAAAGATAGTTAAAACAATTCCATGAAAGTTAAAGTAGAACTTTATGTTGCAGGTCAAACTTTTACCGAAGAAGTAAGAGCAGTTGACTATCAGGAAGCAAGAAGAGTCGCACTTGCAAGAAACCCAAATGCTAGAGTGGTTAGTGTAACTGCTGTATTTTAATGGCAAGAAAAGAAAACTATCAAAAGTTTTATCCCACTACATTTCCATCCTTACTAGACCCTAAAGTTGGACAACCAACTGGTTGGGTATCTAAGGATGGAATGTGGGCAGCAGTTCCTTCTAACGGTAGGAAATTTGCTATTGTTCATAATGGTATCGTAGAACACTTCTCGAAGAACTTTGAATGTGCTATGATATACATAAAAAAGGGTATTCAAAAGGAGAAAAAAGATGCACGATCAAAACTCAATAGATCAAAGTGAAACACCCGCAGAAAAATATCAGCGAGCGTTAGATTTGTTTACTGAATCAGTATTGAAACCTGACCATACTTTGCGTGGTTGTGCATATAATCAAGGATGCTACGAGGACTTGATGGAGATACGAGAGCATGTGCTAGAGTATCTCAAAACATTAAAGGAAGTTACATATCATACTAACCCAGATGAGAGTGATGATATTGAAACTGCGAAGTTGATTGAGACAAAACCACTCACTAAATGGCGGTAGGTATAAACTCGTAGGCATAAATTTTTGTTACTTTGTATCTGTAAATACAGACATAATTTGTCTAAATAATTTTAGATTTAGGAGGATAAGATGACCTAAACTTTCTATATCATGTATTCAAATTTATCTAGTTCAATCATGCACAACTTAATTCCTTTCAATCAATTAACGGCACGAGATAAAGAGACCGATAATGATTTAATCGCAGAATACTACGAGTGCCTCATTGAATGTTCTGAACAACAAAATGTTTGTAAACGTATATGTAAGGAGGTTTTTATCTAAACAAGTAAACGTTTATCTTAACAGAAAAATGGAAAAGTACAGACATCCACCTTAATTTATTGTATAACCCCATCTGGGGTTTTTTTATGAGTATAAATACTTTGTAAAGAAATCCTAACAATCCCATGTTATCCGACAAAAAAGCAGCAAAGAAAATTATTAAGATTGCTAAATCAGATCCAAATTTTTATAGCAGAGAAGATGTAATATATGCTAAGATATATAAAAAGAATTTGAAAAATGCAAAACTCACTAAAGATAAAACAGAATAAAGACAAGACATTTACTTGTGAGTGGGATAAGAACGACCCAGAGTGGAAATGGTTAAATGATTTGACATCTAAAGAGATTCAAATTATAATGGAGCAAGCAATTCAATACGATAAACAAACGAGAAATGGCACTATCTGAAACAGTTAAAGCATCGCTACGAGACGCACAGGAAGATTTAAAAAATGCACTTGCATACTCAGCGAGAACAGAGAAGCCATTTGTAAGTAAACATATCGCAGACATGTTAGCACAGATAGATAATATCATAGATGCAAGTGAAGTAATTGATAAGATAGAAAATCGTAAAGATGGAGATAGTGGATTCTTTGGAACTTTTTTTAATGGTGATTTATGATGAAATATCACTTATATGATGAGAACTATACTCACAAAGGATCCTTTGAGTCCATACAAGAAATGAGAAACTTTTTGTGTGAAAGAAAATATGATAATGATGATAAGACATACATGGATGATACATTTGATTATATCAAATCTATTAAGTGGCATTGGGATATGACAGAGAAACAACACAATAGTGGGTAAAACATAAAGCAAGTGTTATAGTAATAAATAGTAAATGTATAGGGAGGTCACTATGAAAACTATCGAAGACCATATTGAACATGACAAAGAACTCATCGCAGACCCAAATACTTCAGAACCGATGAAAAGACACGCAACTGAAGAACTACATGAGTTGCAGGAGTATGTTGGTCATCACAAAAAAGAAATCGAAGCGGGAGATCATCATGACCCAAATGCTTTAGAACTATTTTGTGATATGCACCCAGACGAACCAGAATGTCTAGTGTATGACGATTAAATAACTGTCACAAGCCCCCTTCACAGGGGGTTTTTTAATGTTATTATAATAGTGGGGAAACAAAACTGGCATCATACATCCATTTTTGGTTAGGAGTGTAAGTCCAAGTTTTTGTTTCTCGCATCCAATTATTCCCACACTACTATGGCAAGAGAAGGACTACCCACAGGACAAATGCAAGAAGAGACACAGGAACTTCTTGATGAGTATAATGAACTCTATAATTGGGAGTACAACGACATGGTTGACTTCATTAAGAGTTATGGAGAAGATGACTTCAGAAACAACTATGAAACATATCAGAGACTTGTTGATGACTATGGACAGGAAGTAGTTGATGAGTTTATGGAAGATTACGATATTGAGAATTTTGAGGACATGTATCAAGGTCAATATAGGAGTGGTGCAGAATTTGCAGAGCAGATATGCCAAGATTGTGGATATATCACAAGAGAATTACCCTCTTGGATTGAGATTGATTGGCAAAAGACTTGGGATAATGCACTCTCATATGATTACATAGAAATTGGTAATGGTCACATATTCAATGCCAATTATTAAACTGGCACATCATCCCTACCATTTCACTTGGTAGGGATTATAATATTAGTATAAACAAACGGAGAACTCATTATGGAATTGGTAATTGGAGAATCAGTTAAGGAAACAAACAGAGTTTTCATTAAGGATTACACACAACATTACTGTAAAGCGATCACAGAGAACTACAAATTATATCACATTGATAGCATGGAGAGAATGTTAGCAAGAGAAGGGCATGAGAGTATCTACGCAGCAAACCAACTTAATGACATTC